TCCAAGTCCAATGCGAGCACGTTATTTTGAAACTAGAGCATACTACGAATATCTATATGACTGGATGCAAGAAGGCACACAATGGATAAATGCACCTAAACCTATTCTAACAGACGACAACTACCAACTGGAGGATCGCAGTGAAGCCACGCTTGTCAATAAAGAAATCATCTTTGATGCTCCTAACGTTGTACGCCTTGGGCGTGATCTTTTATGTCAAGTTAGTAACAGTGGCAATCAGTTAGGGTTCCAGTGGCTTAAGACTATCCTAGAACCAAAAGGTTACAGACTGCATGTTGCAGAAAAATATTACAGCTTTGCACACTTTGACAGCACAGTGTTGCCATTGCGTCCAGGACTTGTGCTATTAAATGCAGGCAGATTGAGCGAGGACTGGTATCCACCTATCTTTAAGGATTGGGATAAGATTTGGGTAGGAGAAGAGGACTTGCATGTTCCTCCGGCAAACACAGGTGTTGCACCGTGTAGTCCTTACATTGGATTAAACTTTTTGAGTGTTAACGAAGAACTTGTGATTGTAGATGAAAAACAAGAAGCATTAAGACGTATCTTGGGCAAGCATGGTATTGATACTATTGGTCTGCCAATGCGTCAAGCACGTAGTATGAGTGGAGGCTTCCATTGTGCTACGCTAGACACAAAACGTAAAGGTAGCTTAGAAGATTACTTCTCTTGATTTAACTTCTCAAAATGTTTATTTTAATCCGGTTGATGGGCCAAGTATGCTCATCAATCGGCATGGATATGTTGATTACGATACAGAGTTTTTTGATAAACAACTAAAACATGTATTTGTGCACAATGATACTAATCCGTATTTTATTATTGACGCTGACGGTAATTTTACACACTTAGATAAATTTAATCATCCTAGTATCAAAGGCACTGTAAACTTTTATCTGAGAGAGATTCCTTATCTTGGAACTACTAATTTTTATTTTCCTGATGCGAGCGTAGTTGATATTACTAAAACTTTATGCACCAAAAAAGAATTAAAAGCAACATTGGTTGGATTTTCAAATAAACAAGTACCAAAAGTTTGTTTTGAACTAGAAGCAATTCAAAGATTTGCTAATAGACACGATATTACAGTAAATGTATATACAGGGTTGTACAAATTTGATTTGCCTTATAATTTGAATTTAATTACAAAAGATTTCTATTTGCAAGAATGCTTGGCTCACAACAAAGTGCATACACCTAGAGCCTACAACCCAACTGTTATGCACACAGATACCAGCACAATAGATAAAAAGTTTATCTGTTTGAATGGACGTAAGGAAGGCTTTAGAGAATTGGTTGCAGCATATATGCAGCAGCATGATTGTTATCTCTCTTTAAATAACAACAGACCTGAATTTAAAGTCTTAAAAGGAAAAACTGACTTAACTGATTATTTTTATAACAACCACATAAAAGATAGAATATGTTTTGCTACTGATATCAACACTAATAATTTATCTAAAATTATATTAGATTTAGATTTAGACGAAACTATTGAAAATGACAAAACTTTTTTCTATACACCTTTACCTGCCGAATATTACAAAAGTTTTTGTAACATAGTCACTGAATCAAAGTTTTTCTTTCCATACGGACACTTTGCAGATAAACTGCTCAATGCTGTGAAAATGTGTAGACCATTTGTAGTATTCAGTAGTCCGAATACACTTGAATATGCAAAGAGTTTAGGCTTCAGAACATTTGATAAGTTTTGGGACGAGAGCTACGATACCGAAAGAAACCATAAGGCACGTTTTGATAAACTGTTGGATGTTATAGAGTACATCAACTTTTTTACTTTAGATGAACTAAAAGATATGTACAAAGAAATGATACCTATACTTGAACATAATTTTTACAACTTGGGAAGAATACATGATAATTAATTGGGATACAGATGCAATCAAACACGAGCTAAATAAAATAGCTAGGGCTGAAAACGATCCTTATGAAACCGGATTTAACACGGTAATGTGCAAAAAAGACTTATATACTATACTGTGGCACATTGAGGATTTGTTGGATGATTGTAGCACATACTTCGGCGAAGACGAATGGCTTAAAGAACGTGAAAAACAAAAGACTTGGAAGGCTCTAGGAGGTAAGACATGAGTTGTGGTTGTGGAAGATCGCCAACTGGACGTTGTATTGGTTGGCATGCCCTAACAGAAGAACAGTACTTGGAAAAGAAAGCCCAGTACGAAGCAAGACAAGCACTGAAGGAGAAAAAAGATGGAACTGCGTGATACAATGCTAAAAGCTGCTAAAAGACATGCTGAAGCACACATTGAAAAGCACAAAGCCAATGTGGAGATCTATCTCAGCAATCCAGTAGGCGTTGGAGAACATTCTGACGTAATGGATGAGATTGAAAAGCAAGTTGAAGAAATGGCAAAGTACAAAGACATTCTTGATATTCTAAACGAATATTTTTAAAAACACTTGACAAAAACCTAAATAAATGGTATACTTTTAACATGAGAGTATACCATTTTTTATGACATCCTCGTCACTAACTCGGAGAAACAAATGGCAAAAAGTGAACAGATTAAAGCCCGCTTGCAAGATGCAGGCATTCGCTATTGGGCAGGCGACAACATTTCAGAAGTATTGCAAAAAGGTGATAAAGAAGAACTCATTGATGAACTTACAGGCAAGTTTGAATCAGTGCTAGACAGTCTTGTTATTGATAGAGACACAGATCCAAACAGCATGGACACAGGACGCCGTCTTGCAAAAATGTATGTAAATGAGCTTATGTCAGGTCGTTATGATCCTGCACCTAATGCAACAGCATTTCCAAATGATCCTAAAGACGGATATGACGGTATGCTGGTAGTTCGCAGTGAACTAAAAAGCATGTGTTCACATCATCACCAACCAGTAGGCGGTGTAGCATACATCGGTATTATTGCTGCTGACAAGTTGATTGGTTTGAGCAAGTATACTCGTATTGCACAGTGGTGTGCACGGCGTGGTACACTGCAAGAAGAACTTGCGATGGATATTGCACGAGAGATTATGGCAGCAACAGGCAGTGAAAATGTTGGTGTGTATATTCAAGCAACACACGGTTGCTGTGAGAATCGTGGTATTATGGCACACAGCAGTTTGACACAAACAACTGTACTGCGTGGTGCATTCAAAGATGATCCTGCTACAAAGAAAGAGTTTATGGACAATATCAAACTACAACAAGAGTTTAGCTGCTAATGAAGTTAAGGTATTCAGAAGCGTTTTATAGCGTACAAGGCGAAGGTAAGTATGTAGGAGTACCCAGTGTATTCCTGCGTACATTTGGTTGTAACTTCCGTTGCATGAACTTTGGACTTCCTAAAGATAAAGATCGATGGGAGCAACACGCAGAAGGCAATCGTTATAATCCAGAAGTAAAAGCATTGATCGATGCCGGTGTACACGAAACTACAGAAAAGTTTGAGGATTTGCCTATTATTCACACAGGCTGTGATACTTATGCAAGTATCTATCCAGAGTTTAAACACTTCAATAAACTGGCAACTGTGGATGAAGTTGTAGATCATTTGATCAGTTTGCTGCCAGAAGGCAAGTGGACACAGGATAATGGACAGGATATTCATTTGATCCTTACAGGCGGTGAACCGTTACTTGCGTGGCAACGACTGTATGTAGAACTATTTGAGCATCCTAAAATGGCGGATTTGAAAAATGTTACATTTGAAACAAACACTACACAAACTCTACATGATGACTTGTTCGATTATATCAACAATCAAGATAGAATCAAGTTTACATTTAGCTGCTCTCCTAAACTTTCCGTCTCAGGAGAAACTTGGGAAACAGCTATCAAACCTGATGTCTTGCGGGATTACGCTCGTTGCGACAATAGTTCTGTTTACCTCAAGTTTGTTGTTGCTGACATGGATGATGTTGATGAAGTTGGTAGAGCTGTTGTGGAATATCGTAAAGCAGGCGTGGACTGCCCTGTATACCTTATGCCGCTTGGTGGTCGCTCCGAAGGATACAACATCACGGTACAGGAGGTGGCGAACCTCTGTATGGAACAAGGGTGGAGGTTCTCGCCTAGACTCCACATCAGCCTATTCGGAAATGCCTGGGGAACTTGAGAAAGTTAAAAAGTATAGCCACGGTATTCATACCGAAGAGCAATATGAAAAGATAAGGAAGCAACTATGAAACAATGGTTAAAGCGCATTACAGGCATTGAAGCAAAAGAAAAAGAACTTGCAGAAAAAGAGTTGCAGGTTCTACAAAAAACTGATCCTAAGGCTGCTGCTACAAGACGACAAGAGCCTTGGGTCAATGTGCTTGACATGCAAGTAAATGAAGAAAATATTCGCAATGGATTTTTTGAACTTGACTGGAATGATTACTTTATCAAAGAACTTATCCAAAATGGATATGGTACAGAAGCAGATCCGCAAGAAGAAGTAGTAGATCGTTGGTTCAAAGATATTGTGTATAACATGTTAGTTGAACAGGATATGGACACAGATCGTGGCGCAGGCTATATCAATGTTGTTCCTATTGATAAAGGACGCAGTGAAGTATCATGAAGATTGCTAAAAACATGATCTTACAAAAAGGCGAACACAGCATGGCATTTAGTGTAAGACGTAAAAAAGACACTGTAGAAGTTGATATGTATAAAGATTGTTACAAATACATGACACAAAAACTTTCGCTTGACGAAGGTAGTAAAATGTACTATACTGCTATTGAACAAGGCTATATAGAGGCATTCTAATGACATATATTCTTATTGACACTGCTAACACATTCTTTCGTGCACGTCATGTTGTACGTGGTGATATTGACACAAAAGTTGGCATGGCAATGCACATCACCTTAAACAGTATTAAAAAAGCATGGCAAGACTTCAACGGTTCGCATGTTGTTTTCTGTTTAGAAGGACGTAGTTGGCGCAAAGACTTTTATGAGCCATACAAGCGCAATCGCAAAGAACATCGTGATGCTATGACACCACGTGAAGCAGAAGAAGACAAAGTGTTTTGGGAAATCTTTGACGAGTTCAAAGAGTTTGTTACAGACAAGACTAACTGTACTGTATTGCACAATCCTGTGCTAGAAGCAGATGATCTTATTGCAGGTTGGATACAAAATCATCCAGATGACGATCATGTTATCATTAGTACAGATGGCGACTTTGCACAACTGATTGCACCTAACGTTCGTCAATACAATGGGGTAAGTAACACTACTATTACTCATGAAGGATATTTTGATGACAAAGGCAAGCCCGTGTGCGATAAGAAGACAGGAGACCCAAAGCCTGCTCCTGAACCCGCATTCATGCTTTTTGAGAAGTGTATGCGTGGCGACACTAGCGACAATGTTTTTAGTGCCTATCCTGGTGTGCGCAAGAAAGGCACAAAAAACAAAGTAGGTCTTATTGAAGCATTTGCTGACAAAGACACAAAAGGCTTCAACTGGAATAACATGATGCTGCAACGTTGGGTAGATCATGAAGGTGTAGAACATCGTGTGTTAGATGACTACACACGCAATGTTACATTGTGTGATCTGACTGCACAACCTGACCATATCCGCAACGAGATAAATACTACTATAACTTCCACAGAAAGCAAAAACATTAGCCAAGTCGGTATGAGACTTATGAAGTTTTGTGCACGTTGGGATTTACAACGTATTGCAGATCAGGCAGCTGGCTATAGTGAACCATTACAAGCAAGGTATAAAGCATGACAGTAAAAGCAAAACCTATTCTCGAAAATAAATTTTGGATTGTAGAAGATAGTGGACAACGTATCGGTACACTTACTCGTGACGAGGAAAATTTTGTTTACAGCAGAAAAGGCAGTGTTACGTTTTATAATGACGAAAAAGAACTGAAAGAAAATTTTGGTGCTGATTTTTTGACTGCTACAATTACAAAAGAAGAATCGACTGAACAAGTGGTGCATGGATTTCCTACACGCACTCAGCCTTACAACAGCATGTATGATATTCAACGTAAACTGCCATTGTTTACAAAAAGTGCTAAAAGTAAAAGTGTTTATTGTGCAGGATACTATCTAGTAAAGTTTAATGTCAATTGGTTAAAAAGTTTTTGTCCAAAGCTAATTACTATTGAACGGAACGAATATATGGGTCCGTACAAAACAGAATTAGAAATGAAGGCAGCACTAAGCAATGTCAACCGAGCCAATTAACACAGCACCAATACAGCAATTTATAAAACAAGTACAAAGTGCCGAACAAGGTAGAGCCAAGGATATCCGTATGGAGATTACACAAGCAAAGAACCTTGCATTTACACTAGGCATTGTAATGGCTAGACTAAATGGCGATTTAGAAAAGTTTGTAAAAGAAAATGCAAGTTCAGGCGGCGACGAAGTTATTCAAGTTCAAATAGGCGGCGGTGGGGACTGGCAATAAACGGCGTATAAAAAGATAAATATATGCGTAGTTTATATTAAAGGATACGCATATGAGTAGGCCAAAGCCAAAAATACTATGTGAATTTGTTGATAGAAAAACATTCAAAAGCGAACAGGTTTTGGATGCCGAAGCTATATGGGCAGTATTTTATCAAGACAAACCATTCAACTTAAAAAGTTCAAATAGTATTACAAACTATCCTGGACCGAAATATAAAAAGACAAGTTTTTCAAATCCAGGACACGCATT